GCCTCTTGGAGCCAGGATACCACCTGATGAGCATACTTGCGTGAAACGATGATATCATCACCGTAGACGCGAATATGCCTTGATGCACGCCTACAATTCCAGTAGCTGGGGGACAAACCCTCAGCGTCTAATATCGCAGCGATAGAAACCGCTGCGAAACAGACTGATTGTACTGGAAAAGTTAAAGCGTTTCCCATACCGGCAAATTTTCCAAGGGGCTCAGTTTCCGTGAGGTCACTGTACACCGAGGAAGATCGACAATCCATCATATGGTCAAAGAAAAGACCATGATGTCCAAAAACGCACTCTACCAGCTTTATGCTGAGGAGGTCGCTAGCGGACTTCAGATCGATGGTTGCCCAGTTGTCGTTTTGGGAGCCTTCCAAAGCAAGGACTTGATTCTTACTTTGGTCGGTTAGTGCTAGACTGTTACTTAGGATCCGACACTCGCTAATTGCATTCCGCAATTGCTTGTTTAGGCCTTGCTGAATAAACTGTTTCAGCACGGGCTCCACAGTAATAGTTCGTCGAGAAGTAGAATTCTTCAAGACGGTAATCAATCTAGCACTTGCATCAAGAGGTCTTTGTACGAAGAGAGGTACAAGTACCAGGTGTCCATTCGGTTGTCCGTGACCGCTATCACACAGTCGTAAGGGTTCACTGAGTGATCCCTTTCGCTGTGACTTAGATAGTCTTCCACTTGCGGAGTTCTTCCGCTCCTGGTAACTATCATGATACCGAGCTTGGACATCAAGTCCGAATTGATACCCATCGAATAGCCCACTCCGTAGGCTGTCCGAAACTGCTTTCCATTTCTGGTTAGCAGTGTACCCTTCTTCGACGCTACCGGGACCGTGTCGATAAATTGCATTTTGAGCTTCCTTTGAGTTTAGGGAGTTTAAGAGCAGTTTACTTACACGACCGAGGTGATGGCCGTGCCTTTCAGGTATCACTACCTGTCTTGCTAGCCGATCACAACGGAAAAATTCATCTACCGCCTTTTTATGAAGCAAAGCTTCATTTTCTGGCGACAGACGAGTTTTCTTAAAGAGTCTTATCGCCCCGTAAAGGGCTTTAATAACGCCTAAGTCGGCGTCCTCTTTAAGTTTCCCGGTACTAGACTCGAAAACTTCACACAGCAAACCCGAGAAAAGTCTCGGGAGAGCTCCCTTCCGGATCTTCTTAAATCCAGTTGGGCAGGTGAACTGACCGGTGGAGAGTCCTATTACTAGGGCATCACCTAAGGTCTGCAAGGATACGGTTAGGAACCCGTATCCTTCGTTTTCGAACCTTTGCTCAATCGTTGATAAATCACGATTGAGGCCTTCCACATCAGGATTAAGCCTCTTAATATCTTCATAGAGGCCTCCTAAGAGAGCTATCGGACTTTTCATGGCATCCTCCATCTAGAGGTATATCATTCCGAGTCCTGCTTTCGTCTCCTGGCATAATTGCCAGTGGCGGCGATATGCCTTTCAGCATATCCCCGGCCGAGGGGGGACTGCATGCGGCGAAGGTTAGGGCAAGAATAGCCACAACCCCACCGTACAGCCCAACTCGAACCAGGAAAGCAACCAAAAGCTCCATTCGATACGTGTCATAGGGTCGCATAACTGCTTCCTTATAGTCTTCTATTGACTGAGATTATCTCGACACTTACGACTGGAACTGAAGGAGCTTTGCCGTTGTAACTTCACTATCATCGCGGAAGTCAGTCAAGGCTTTTGCCAGTGCAACCATGGCTGCATCGGTAAAACCAAAACTGGGCCGCGTGATAGTCAACGATACAGAAGCAGTTTGCTTCTTGACTAGTCCCGAGTAGGGATCAGTCGCGTTGACAGTCTGCGTCATCTGAACGTAGTGTTTGTCACCACCGCCCTTAAGGCGCTGATGATTGATGGTAACGGAATAACCGTTGCCACCAGTATCCACACGCTCAGAACCATACCCGTCTTGCTTCACAATAGTGAAGACAAGCGCGGGAGTGGGTGCCGCAGCTGCGATAGTTACGGGATCGGGAAGCATAGACGTCTCCTTGGTAATAAATGGTGAAGTAGAGAGGGATTCCCTACCTCTTAAAATTGGCACGTTGAGCGATTAACGCGCCAAGGATGGACTTCTGGTACACCGTCAATGACGTTGGCACAGAAGTAAGCTTCACATCAAGGATAGTCGAGACATCGCTTCGAGTTTTACACTTGAAGTCGAAAACTGAGGTATGGTTGTTCTCTACAAAGGTTGTAGTAGTACTTCCAGTACCATTATCAGCTCTCGAGTCTCGTACTATAGTGGACTTCGATTTACGTTCGGTCAGCAGACGTCCCGTTGAAGTACAGGATATCATGCCCCAATTGATTAGAGTGCGGTCCCTGTGAATATTGTCGATTAACTCGACATAGTTCCCAAGACCCGTAAACCAATCAATAAGCCAAGTCCAAGGGATGAGATTATACACATCCGTAGGACGAGGGACCAAACCGATTCTCTCGGCATAAACATGCCGTTTGAACGCGACGGAATTCACTGGTGGAAAGTCCCAGAGGCAGTTAACAACTAACCGCACCTGGGAAGTTCTTTCTATCCGTGAACCACTGGACACTGTGTGTTCAGTGGACATTCCGTTGTAGTCGAAGCCAGAGACGCCCGATTCGTTCGAAGAGACGATATCTCTTAGCGAACTCAAAGTTGTTGGTTTACCACTCCGACGCATAAGAAAGTTAACCCTCTTACTCGTCTTTGTCGGTAATTCCAACAAGTCTTTCAGGTCTCTGTACAACTGCTTCCAACCGAAATGGTATGATAAATACTCATTCGGGACGTTTCTCGCATTTTCCTTGAGGTTGAAAATAACCTTTCGGGTAGTGGGAGATGACGT